TAAAAAAGCATCTAAGGCTTGATAGTGTAAGTTTTTCAAGTGATGTAACATCGGTTAAAAGTATTGCGCCGGGAGTCCAAAGCATAGCTGCTGCCTATTCATTAGTCGGCAGCTATGTTGAAGTTTTAGGTTACGATGCTATGGCGGTACTTATCTGTGGAGTATTTGGTGCAAACGGTACAGTTGATGTAAAACTTCAAGAATCCAATGACCATGTTACTTTTACCGATGTCGCAAGCGGTGCTTTTGCTCAGGTTACGGTGGCACTGGACGAACTGACCTATCAATTAGCGTATACGGGAAATCAAAGGTATATTCGGGCAGTTGCAACAGTAGCGGCAAATACTTGTACTTTTGGAGTATCAATACTAAAAGACTTGCCAATCAACGCTGAGGACACATTACTTTCAGACCTCATAACAGTAGCAAGGGATTATTGCGAGCAGGTAACACATAGGGCATTGGCTACACAAACTTTAGAATTGTCTTTAAATGAATTTCCTGATGGTAATATACGACTTCCAAGACCGCCACTGGTAACGGTTACGAGCATATACTATAAAGATAGTGCAGCTCTTAATACTGAATGGGCAAATACAAATTATATCGTAGACACAGCAATAGAACCGGGTGAGGTAGTTTTAACTTACAATAATACTTATCCGTCTTTTACTGAGTATCCTACCAATGCAGTTAAAATAATATATGTTGCAGGTTATAATACTACAACAAACTTATGCCCTAAATCCATAAAGCAAGCAATACTTTTGATTGCAGCTCACCTATATGAAAATCGAGAAGAATATATTGTAGGAAAAACTATCAGTAAAGTGCCTTTTGCAGCTGATTCATTGCTTGCAAATTATAGGGTGTGGTTATAATGCAGGCAGGGGAATTAAGGAATATTGTAACAATTCAAACTCCTGTGGAAGTTCAAACGACCACAGGAGAACCTTCTGTAACATGGGTAACTTATTATAGTGTAAATGCCAGGATAGAACCATTGACAGGTCGGGAATTTTGGCAATCAAAACAGGTAAATTCTACTATAAATGGTAAAATTAATATCCGATATATTAAAGGTATTACAACTAAAATGAGAATTAAATTCGGCAGTAGATATTATAACATCGAGGCTATTATTGATCCTGAAGAGCGACATAGAGAATTAATATTATTTGTAAGTGAGCAAATATTATGAGTTTCCAAATCAAAGTAGAAGGACAGGAAGAAATAAAGGCTGCTTTGATAAAGTTCGGCAAGAAGATGGAAGATGAATTACAGAAAGCAACTTTTGAAGGGGCACAAATAGTTAAGAGTCATGTAGTTAGCAATATCATTAGTCAATATAAGGATAAAACTGGACACTTAAAAAGTGCGGTTATCACCAAAGATATGCACAGGAATGAAAATTATCCTATTGTTTCAATTTGTGCTATGGACCAGAAAATAGCTCCACATGCTCATCTTGGAGAATATGGTACTGTTCCAAGATTCAGAAAGTCTGGCGGTACTACTGGACAGATGCCAGCAAGACCATTTTTCAGACCAGCAGAGGAACAATCAAGAAATGAAGTTAATTCTCTAATAACTGAGCGTGTAGCCGAAGCAACGGCAAGATTTGAAGGTGCAAAATGATAGAAGATGCAATAAGAACAAAACTGCTGGCAAATACTACTTTGGCTGGTTATATCGGTACTCGAATTTATCCTGTATACCTCCCTCAAGACAGTGCGTTTCCAGCAATAACATATCAGCAGATTGTAAACCCTGAACATCATGATATAGACGTGGCGAGTCCTACCTATCAATTCTCAGTATTTGCTTTAACCTTTGCAAATATGAAAGCAATTGTAGCTGAGATTTACACGGCCTTGCAACGTGAAAAGGGGACATGGTCGACACTTACGGTAATACAGGGAGTATATCTTGACGGCAGAGATTTATTTAATCCTGACGCCGATAAAGATACTACAAAGATTTACGGTTATGCAGTTGATTATAAAATAGTCTATCGAACTAAATAATATGAAATAAAATTTATTAAAAATCAAATATAAAAATTTAACACATAAGAGTATGTGTTTTTTTTATTTAAAATCAATTAATTAAGGAGAAATAAAATGAGTCAGACATCAGTACAAAACGCAAACACAATAAGTTTTGGTAGTGGAAAACTTGAGGTATCAGCATATGGAGGAGCAGGATATATTAATCTTGGTGCAGTGAGAAATATTGTATTCGATGAAACATTTACAAAGACTGATATTCTATCCGATAATGCAGGAGTTATCAAAACCAGGGTTTCAGAACACAAAGCTTCTCTTGCGGCTGATTTAATGGAAATTGATATGGACAATCTTTACTTAATACGAGGTGGGATTGATTCATTAACACCAGTTGCAGGAGCTCCAGTTGTAGGACATTCAGAATTAATTTTGTCAGGTGATTGGTTGTGGAATAAATTTATCGAATTACCGCACCAAAATTCAGCGGGTACATTGATAACAGTCACATCAGTAACAGCCTCAACTAATGGGCTTCTGGTAGTTGCAGTGGATTATGATAATGTTTTAGTTGGCACTAAGACAGGTATTATGGTCAAAGATAGTGCAACTGTTACAACCGAATCTCAAAATCTAACTATAATCTATACATACACACCAGCAGTCTCTCATACATTATCCTCTGGCGGAAAATATACCATAACTCCGATAGCTGTTAAGGTAACTAATACAGATGATAGTGCAAAAACCTGCATAATTGAGCTTTACAAAGCAACAAATGAACAGGGTATCACTATTAACTTCCAACCTGATGAAACAGGAGACCCGAATGTAATACCAATTAAGATTACTGGTAATGCGGATACAGCACGCACAGCTGGAGACCAATTGTTTATAATCTCATCATCACAACTATAGGAGAGTAAATGAACGATACTATTAAGGATTTTAACTTAATAATTCCCGAAGTCAGGATAGCAAAACTTGGCGACCAGGAAATAGATGTTTCTAAAATACCATCGAGATTGAGTTTAGAAATAGCTATTTATAGAGACCAAATATGGAACAATAAAATAAAATCAGCAGAAGAAGCATGGAGAAAATCAGTTGAAAGCGTTGCTAAGATATGCCAGGTATCAAATCCGACAGTTACATCAGACTGGCTAATTGATAATACGCATTATGAGCAATTGCTTGAATTTATAGACTTTGTTTTAGAGCCTATAAATAATCCTGGTAAAAAAAAATTGAATCAGGACAATCCAGAGAAATAGAAATCGGAAAGATATTTTCTCAGGTAATTTTTATGACAGGTTATTCAATGGAATATTTGTTGGATAACCTGTCTCTTGAGCAAGTGGCTATGTTATATCATAACGGATACGAATTTGAAGAAATTAAAGCTACAATTCTTATCTCAAAATATGCCGAAGCATTAAGTGGCAAGAAAACTAAAAAAATAACTTCGGTAAATCCAGACAAACAACCTCCAAAGTACGATGAGTTAAAGGCAATGTTTGGAGATAAAGTTAAACTAATCAAAAAGGAAAATAAATGAGTATTGTTGGACGTCTTGTAATTTCAGTTGTTGGCGATGTCAGACAATTTAATAAGGATATGACGCAAGTCTCCAGGACTTTAGAGGCGCAGACTAAAGGCATAAAGCTCATTGGTGATAAGATGAGCATCGCAGGTACGCAGATGACCAAAGCCTTTACGTTGCCTTTGGTTGCAGCAGGTGCAGCATTACTTAAATTTGGAACTGACTTTGATAATGCCTACGATAGAATCCGAATTGGCACTGGCAAGACCGGCAAGGAACTTGAAGAACTGCAAAAAGACTTTAAGGCAGTTGGTAAAGTTGCGCCGTCGTCATTTAATGATATAAGTATTGCTGTCGCAGGATTTAATCAAAAACTTGGACTTACCGGTAAACCACTTCAAACAATATCAACTCAAATATTAAATCTTTCCAGACTTACCAAAACTGACCTAAATACAAACGTTGAAAATGCAGCCAAGTTATTTAATAACTGGAATATTGCAGTAAAAGACCAATCTAAAACTCTTGACTTGATGTTTAGGGCCTCACAGCAAACAGGAATCGGTGTCGATAAGTTAATGGATTCAGTTACACAGTTCGGCCCTATCTTGCGTGGTATGGGATTTGACCTTGAAACTACTACCGCCTTAGTAGCTCAGTTTGATAAAGAAGGTATAGATATGAGTGCTGTTACTATGGGTATGAAGATAGCCTTAAAAAATATGGCACAAGAAGGATTTACAGATCCTCAAGAGGTATTAGGTATCTATATTGAAAGAATTAAGACTGCAAAAACTGACATTGAAGCTGTTGGAATTGCTGCCGAATTATTTGGTGCAAGAGGCGGGCCAGCAATGGCAATGGCAATTCGTGAAGGACGGCTTAACCTTGATGATTTAATCGCAAGTTTAAAAACTGGTAAAGACACAATTAATGATGCAGCCAATGCTACAGATGACTGGACAGAAAAATTAACCTTACTTAAAAATAATTTAGGCATGGCACTTGAGCCACTGGCAACAAGATTATTTGAAGGACTCGGTAAATTGGTTATAAAAGTAACTCCCCAGATTGAGGAACTTATTAAAAAGTTTGGCGATTTATCTCCTGAAATGCAGAATTTTTTACTTCAATGGGGTGGGATAATTGCAATATCAGGCCCCGCGTTGCTGTTCTTAGGCAATGCTGCAAAAAGTATTATCGCCTTAACTAACGCAGTAATTCTTTTGAATGCTGCGGTTGCAGGAGGATTATTGGGAAAACTCATAACATTTCTCCCTCAGGTGGCTTTAGCATTAGGGTTAATAAAATTGCAGACAGATTCAAGTGCAGAAGCATTTAAGGGATTTGAAGAAGTCCAGACTGCATTAAAAAGTCCTATGTATTTATTTGGTACAGCAGCTGAAGATGTAAGAATTCAAATGCAGATGTTACAGGATACTATGAAAGTAACATCGGCTGAAGGTGCTGAATATTTAAGGCAAAAAATGATTGCACTTAGCAATGATTTCCTTACAGGTAAAATTACAGCTGAAGATTTGGCTTATGGATTGTCCTTACTTAATACGAGTGTTATTCCAACAACAAAATCAGTTGATAATCTGGCTAAAAGTGTGGAACAATTAAAAAGTAAAACTATATATATTGATGTTATTACACGAACACAGCAGGTAATGATGGGAGCTACACCTGTTAGACCTCCGACTGCTTTATATAAAAGTTCAGGCGGTGTAATCCCTTCAGCCTCTGCGGGTATGATAACTCCATCTTTTGACAACGGCGGCATACTGGCAATGCTGCATAAAAATGAGGTAGTACTTAATTCAGGTCAGACTAAAAATTTAGCTGAACTTATATTCGGACTTGCAAATAAGAAAACTGATATTGCCGAAACTCCCGAATATCAAAGTAATCAACCAATAGAAATTAGAAATATTATTGAACTTGATGGAAGTGTTTTATATGACAAAGTATCTGAAGGATTGTCAGATTTAACACAAATACAATCAAGAGGAATGGGGAAAAAATAATGGCAAACATTGATTTTACTTTTGATGGAGTAAGTGCTGCTACAAAGAATTTTTTATCCTTGAGAGTTATTAAAGGACTTATGCCTATACAGGAAGAGGTGGCGATAAATATACCTAAGGTCTCAGGGATTACACAATTATTTAAGAAGTTTACAAAAAGGGATATTATTATAAGAGGCGAACTATCGGGAACTGACCATGATGATTTGATTGATAAAATCAGTGCCTTATCAGCTTTTTTGTATTCATCTGTCGATAAACAGTTAATTATAAATAATGATAACTCCCGTTACTACAATGCTCAGCATATAGCCGATGTTGAAGTGCTAAGGGAGAATTATTATTCAATGCTCGACTTAAAATTTACCTGCAATGACCCGTTTGCTTATGCGATAACACCCGATACTGATGGCCCGACTCAACGTACAACAGATGGCGGTACATGGAATATAACTAATTTGGGTCAGTATTATGCTTATGGGACAGTTACGATACATTTCAATCAAGCGCAAACACATATTTATATTTCAAATAATACCATAATAGGTTCACGATTTGATATATCTAAAAGTTTTGTAAACCATGACGTATTGGTCGTTGACGCTAAGACAATGCAGATTACATTAAATGGCACGTATTCACCCGCTGGATTTGGTGATGGCGGTTTAGGTTATGCCGAATACATCCTACTTGCTTATACGGGTACAGGTATAAATCAGTTTGAAATTGGTACAGATGATGTGTCTCTTGATGCAACTGTAACAGTCGCTTTTAATAAAACATATTTATAATTAAAATTTATAATTAATATGCTTTCAATAATCATACCAAGTAGAAATGAGATATTCCTGCAAAAAACGATAATTGATGTATTAAATAAATCCACTGGTGAAGTGGAAGTATTTCCCATACTTGACAGCTATGAACCTCCTGCAAGTGAACTCGTTGACGACCCAAGAGTTAAATATATAAGACTGCCTGCACAAAAATATACCCAGAAACGACACGGCATAAATTTAGCTGTTTCAATATCTAAAGGCAAATATGTAATGTCCCTTGACGCTCATTGTATGTTGGGGGAGGGCTTTGATGAGATAATTGTAAAAGACTTAGAAGATGACTGGGTTGCAGTGCCAAGACGAAATCGTTTGGATGTAAAGAACTGGTGTATACAAACTCAATCAGATACCAGACCTCCAATTGATTATGAATATTTAATGTGGCCGCCGCAGTTTATACCCAGAGCGTTTCATGGTTTTAAGTGGGATGCAAAGACTTTAAAGAATTGGGATATTAAAGTTGACGACACAATTACAATGCAGGCTTCATGCTGGATAATGCACAAAACTTATTTTAATAAAATGGGGTTTATGCAAATTGAAGGATACTCAGGTTGGGGAATGGAAGCGGAAGAGTTGTGTTTTTCAACATGGCTTACAGGTGGACGGGTAGTAACAAATAAAAATACGTGGTATGCCCACCTTCATAAAGGTAAAGAATACGGACGAATGTATTTTATGACCCGACATTCTCAAAGAATGTGTAATGCCTTTGCTTATGATTTTTGGATAAATGATAGACCTTTAAAAAATCGTATACATAATTTTGAATGGTTAATTGACAAATTTATGCCAATGCCAGGATGGAAGAAAAATTGGAGGGAAGAATTATGCACTTAAATTCATTAAAAATAATGAAGAAGTTTGTTGTAGAGTATCTTACAGACAAAGTAGAAAAGGAATTAAAGATTTTAGATTTGGGAAGTTGTATTGTGTTTGGATCTGGTCAGGAAAAATTGGGGTCATATCGTCAATTCTTTACTAATAAAAAGTGGCAATACACGGGGGCCGATATTAAGAAAGGGAATAATGTTGATATAGTTATGGAAGATGGCTATAAATTTCCTTTCAGTAATAATAAATTTGATTTAGTTATCTCCGGTCAAACCTTAGAACATATCGAATATCCCTGGGTTTGGTTTAAGGAAATAAAGAGAGTCTTAAAAAAAGGTGGGATATGCTGCATAATTGCTCCATTTAGGTCAAAAGAGCATAAAAGTCCTGTAGATACATTTCGTTACTATCCTGATGGAATGAGAGCCTTGTCAAAATGGAGTGAGTTAGAAATAGTAAAAACCAAAACAGATGGACATGATACTTATTTAATTGCTAAAAAAGAAGTATAAAATATGAATACCTTAGAATTTATAATCGATAGATATAGTCTTAATCCAAACGATAACCCGATTAAGATTTCACAAAGTAGATGGCATGATATGGGTCATTTATTTAATGATTTGGGTTTTAAAAAGGGCGTTGAAGTTGGTGTTTATAAAGCCAGATTTACTGCTTGTCTGGCGAAAAGAATGCCTAATTGCCAAATAATAGGTATTGATGCCTGGACTGTTTATAAAGGATACAAAGATTATGAAAATACTGATTTGGAATCAGTAGCTCAAAAAGAAGCCGAACAAAGAACTAAAGGTTTTCCTAACGTTAAGTTAATCAAAGCATGGTCGCAAGAGGCTGTGAAAACATTTGAAGATGAGTCGCTTGATTTTGTTTTTATCGATGCTAACCATGATTTTGAATGTGTTGTTGCTGACATAGCTGCATGGAGTAAAAAAGTTTGCAAGGGTGGAATTGTTTGCGGCCATGATTATTTCAAAAATAAAAGGCATAACTTTGGAGTTGTAGAAGCTGTCGATGCCTGGTGTTTAGCTTATGATATCAAACCATTACTTATATGGACAGATAACTGTCCGAACTGGATGTATGTAAAATGAAAATACTATTCTACACTTTCACGGGAGCAGACTATGGGTTAGATACTTTATATGATGGATTATGTAGAAATCTTGGATATGAAAATGTAATAGAATATCCAGAAAAGCCATCACTGCATGGTGCAACAATTAATCGTTATTTGCAATTACCCATATTCTTTGATTATCCAATAGTTAAAAGATTAAAAAAAGATAAATTTGATATTATTCTTGTCAGTACAAGGGCAATTATTGATGATACTTTAAGAAAAAAATCAAAGAAGATACCAACATTTATAATCGACCAAGACGATGGGGCTAATATAAACTTAGATTTAATTAAGGAATTAAATGCATTAATTTATTTTAAAAGAGAATATTTAACTACTAAAAAGTATGACCCAAAGATTGTACCATTGAGTTTCTCTTATTCAGAGAAATACATACCAAATGACATCAATGGAGATAGAACTAATTTCTTATTTTATGTTGGCAGAGGATATCAGGATAGATGGAAATATATTGAAGTATTAAAAGAATTAATAAATAAAGCAAAACTACCTTCCATTATAGAAATGGTTGGTGGTAGTGAAAGAGTTTACAATCAAAAAGAGTATTCTTCCCTATTACTTAACAGTAAAATAGGGCTAAATCTTAGGGGTTATGGGTTTGATAGTGGCAGGTATTATGAAACTCCGGCACATGGTGCATTACTATTCTCTTTTAGATTTCCCATTGTCATTGAAAATGAATTTAGCGATGGCAACAATGCAGCATTTTTTAGTAATGTTGATGAGATGAAAAATAAATTTAATTACTTAATAAAACATCCAAGATTAGTTCATGATTTAAGCATTAAGGGGCATGAACACTTTATGAAGTACCATACTACCAAGCAAAGAGCAAAGCAGATGTTGGATAAAATAAAGGATAAATTTTGAGTATTGCGCTTAAACCTATAAGTCTTAAAGATATTGAATTATTAAGGAAATGGAAAAATGAAAATAGAATGTATTTTTTTAATAAGAATATTATCTCAAGTGGAGAACAGGTAAAGTGGTTTGAAGATTTTTTGAAAAGAGAAAACGATTATATGTTTATTATAGAATTCGATGGTTTAAATGTGGGGTGTATTGGTTTTAGGTTCATAGACGATGTAATAGATATATACAATGTTATCATCGGGGATAAACGTTTTCTTTCTAAAGGTATTATGCGTTCTGCTTTTATATTAATGTATAACTTTATAATTAGTAAATATAAAAATGATATAACAGTAAAAGTGCTGATTAATAATCCTGCAAGGAAATGGTATGAAAAAAATAATTTCTTTATTGTTTACGAAAAAGAAGATTATATTTTTATGAAACTTTATAGGGAAATAGAATGAAAATATCTATCGTCATAGCAATCTATAACAGTCATGAAGCAGTAAGACGACAGATAAAATACTTTAGTTTTATGAACTTACCTGATGATATCGAATTTATATTTGTTGATGATGGCAGCGAACCGCCGTTAAAAATAGAAACTTTAAAAAATTCACAGATTCTTTATACCAATGACAAACGACCCTGGACTCAAGGACTGGCACGTAATGCAGGGGCAAAGATAGCCTGCGGTGAATATCTGTTTATGACTGACATAGACCATATATTATCATATCAATCAATTATGGATGTCTATAACTTCACTGGCGATAAAATGATATTTCCAAGGTATTTTGCTGTACTAACTGAAGATGGAATATTGAGCCAGGATATTTTAATCCTTGAAGAATATGGCTTAGATATTACAAGACTTGATACTAAGCGGGGGTTATATGCAAGTTATCATGGTAATACTTTTGCTATAAAGAAATCTACCTTTGAATTACTTGGTGGGTATGACCCTAAACATTGTACTTACGGACATCATGCTCCAAGTAGAAAAGGGGAAGATGGTGCATTTAATCATACTTGGAATCGCTGGGCAGCAAAGAATAAAGTGCAGTTAGCAGTAGGTTCTAAAATTTATATGTTTCCTGTTGGACGGTATCATAGGGATGGCGACTTAAATCCGCTGGGACTGTTCCATAATTTAAGCCAGGAACAAAAACAGCAACCTATGAAAGAATAATATAAATTATAATTAAATATTTTTAAGCCTCGATTGAGGCTTTTTTTATTGGAGTGAAAATGATTAATGTATTTGGCTCATATGTAGGTAGTGAAGAACTTGCCGAGATTAAAGATTGTATAGATAATCAATGGCTTGGTATGGGTAAGAAAACAGATATATTTGAAAAGATGATGGCGAGTAAACTGGGACTGAAGGATTTTATTGCTACCGATAATTGCTCAAACGCTTTATATATGGCAGTTAAATTATTAAACCTGCCAAAAGGAAGTCATGTAATTGTACCAACCATAAACTGGATTTCAGGTGCTATTGCTGTTCTGCTTGCTGGGTGCACTCCTGTATTTGCTGATTGCGACTATGAAACTCTAAATGTAACCCAAGAAACTTTATATACTGCAAGTACGAGAAAAACTAAAGCATTAATGATTATGCATTACGCAGGTTATCCTATTGATTATTTTGATACAAATTTACCTATTATTGCAGATTGTGCTCATGCCGTAGATTCCAATATTGATGACAGTCAACTTGGTATACTCGGCGATATAGCAGTATTTTCTTTTAATAGTATAAAGAATGTTGCCTGTGGTGAACTTGGCGGTATATGCTCAATACATGACAGGTACTCGGTAAGGGCTAAAGAAATGCGTTACTGTGGACTGGTTAAATCGGGACTGCAGGCTTCAACTGATAAAGATAGATGGTGGGAATATGAACTTAAAGAACCATTTATTAAAATGTTACCCAATGATATTACAGCAAGCATTGGCATAGCACAGTTAAAGAAACTGGATAAATTACAGGCAAGACGAAAAGAAATCTGGGATATTTATCAAAGCCAGTTAAGACTATCCTGGATAGACTTACCTGTTGACGTTCCGCACGGTTGGAAACATTCTTATTTTACTTATGCAATTAAAATATTAAATGGTAAGCGTGACGAACTTGCAAGATACTTACTGGATAATGGAATTTATACAACAGTACGTTATGAGCCATTACATTTATACAAACAATTTGGCAAGCAAAAAAGATTGCCGGTAGCAGAAGAATTGAACGAAACACTTTTAAATATACCATTGCATCCAAATTTATCTAATAAAGATTTGGAATATGTTATTGAAAAAATAAAGCAATTTAACTAACCAATAATTTAAGTTTATAAATAAAAAATCTTAAAGCCTCAATCGGGGCTTTTTTTATTGTAAGGAACATTAATGAAAGATCTGTCAATTATAATTCCAGCCCGTAATGAAATTTTTATTGGTATTACTATACAAAACTTGCTTGATAACTTAGAAGGTGATACCGACATAATCGCAGTGTTGGACGGTTATACTGTACCGATACCCGAAATACCACATGACCCTAAAGTTTCTATAATCGGTCATACTACATCAGTCGGTCAGAGAGCAGCCTGTAATGAAGCTGCAAGACTATCGACTTCTAAATATATTATGAAATTGGATGCACATTGCGCCATTGATAAAGGTATGGACGTTAAAATGCTTGCCGATATGAAGGACGACTGGACGTTTGTACCCACTATGAGAAATCTATGGGCTTTTGATTGGAAGTGCCCCGAAGGTCATACACGTTATCAGGGACCGTCTGGGCCTTGTACTGTTTGCGGTAAAGAAACTACTAAAGATATGAAGTGGATTGCTAAAGATAATCCACAGTCTAATTCTTATTGTTTTGATACTGAACCGCATTTTCAGTATTTTAGAGAATTTAATAAACGTCCTGAAGGTAAAGGAGATTTAACTGAAAGTATGAGCTTACAAGGTTCATGCTTTATGCTAACTAAAGAAAAATGGTTTGAATTAAATATTTGTGATGAAATCTTTGGAAGTTGGGGTTCGCAAGGAATAGAAACTGCTGTAAAAACATGGCTTTCAGGTGGCAAAGTAATAGTAAATCATAAAACTTATTATGCTCACTGCTTTAGAACGCAGGGGGGCGATTTCGGCTTTCCTTATCCTATAAGTGGCAAGCAGGTCGGCCATGCTAAAAAGACTGCTAAAAAGTTATTTTTTGAAAACAAATGGGAAAAACAAATTTATCCTCTATCGTGGTTAATTGAAAAATTTAAACCCGTTCCAGGTTGGAGTGATGAAGATATTGCTAAGTTGAAAGGTGAAACTATCAAACCTATTACTAAGGGTATACTTTACTATACAGATAACAACATAGATGAAAAACTGGCAAAAGTTTGCCAAGACCAATTAAAAACAATTGGTTTACCAATAGTTTCAGTAAGCCTTAAACCTATTGACTTTGGTACCAACATAGTTATCAATGAGGAAAGAAGTCCATTAACAATGTTTAAGCAAATCCTTGCAGGACTTGAAGCTTTAGACAGCGATATAGTTTTCTTCTGTGAGCATGACATACTTTACAGTCATGAACATTTTGATTTCACGCCACCTGATAGAAATATATTTTACTATAATGAAAACGTCTGGTTCTTAAGACTTAAAGATGGTCATTGTTTACATTACAATGCACGTCAATTATCTGGTTTATGTGCTTATAGAGAAGAATTAATAATTCATTATAAGGAACGAATTAAACTTTGTGAAGAAATAGGTTTCAGTAGAAACATTGGCTTTGAGCCTATGAATCACCATAGGATTAAATGGAATAATTTCTATAAGGTTGAAGGTTGGGAATCAAGTATAGCTAATGTAGATATAAAACATGATAAAAATTTACTTCATGCTCGCTGGAGTCAGGATGAGTTTAGAAATAAAAAACCAATCAGGTATTGGATTGAAAGTGAAGATTTCTCAATACCTGGGTGGGAAAATATAAAGGTGATGTTAAATGATATATGAACATGAAGGTAAAAAATATATTCGAATGGGTGAATGTAATAATTGTGGTGCGTGTGAATTTGTAGGATATATAAAGCCATGTCCACATTTAATATTAAATTCTGACAGCACAACAAGATGTAAAATACATAACCAACTTTCAGATATAGATGACACATTGGCTTTAGAAGTAAGTAATATTCATACATCAGCTTGTTCTAAATACCCTAATGGATTAGGTGATTTGGGTAGTCCAGAAATACGCAATAAATGTGGTTACTATTTTTTAGAAATTGAAAAAATACTTGTTGCTTGTCCGGTGCATGAGTGCAAGGAATATTCATTTCAGAGATGGATTGATAACGTAAAAAGTTTTACTTATCCACTCTTTGATATATTTGTAGTGGATAATTCCGCAGGTGAGGATTTTATCAATCGCTACAAAGACCAAATACCTATGGTACATATAGAAACAGACCAGGGGGAACAACGTTATCTTGACAGGATTACTGCATCTATGTCAGTTATACAAAAGAAATTTTTAACAGAAGGTTATGACAGATGGTTTAACCTGGAGTGCGATATTATACCACCAAAAGATATTATAGAATTTATGCTTTATTGGGGTAGAAATACTGATTGGATAGGTCATGCCTTCCCATTAAGATTTGATGTAAGTTTAACACAGGCTACAAGTGGAATAGGTTGCTCCATGTTATCAAGGAAATTGATAGAAGCATACGATTATAAAGATGCGGACAGTCCTGACGCGTGGCTTTGGGCAGAAGTACAAAAAGCAGGCAAATTTAGCACAATGGAATTATGGTATTACATTAATATTGAACATTTGAGGCAGTAAATGGCAGTAATAATAAGACAAGAAATAAATTTAACAACTTTGGGTGGTACATTTAGTTCTGGGGATTTGCCTTATTTTGCCAATATTGTTACTGCTAATTATGAAGGTACTTATACTTGGTATTTTGAAATAATTGCAAAAGTTGCCAGTGGTTCACAAACTGTTTTGCTCCATGATTCATCAGATAATGTTCACGCTACAATTACGGTAACTGAAACGGCATTTACGGTAAAAAGAGTTGAATGCAGTACAGCACCAACAACAGACACTTATCATGTTAATAATGGTGCTACAGCTGTTTGTACTATTAATGCGATGAGAATAGTCTGTATCCAAAACGCAGGTGATAATTGTACTGCAACTGAAACACAGGTAGAAATAGGTGGATATAAAAGTTCTATTTCAATAACTGGAGAAGCGATAACTTATCCTAAATATTGGTATTATGACAGTACAAAATGGGACGGTACGGTAACTGCATATCTTGAAGCTTCCTTAATTGCAGGCAACTCAAAGTCTGGTGCTACAGCAACATTACAGGTTTCAGATGGTTCTGGTGATAATTTTGTAAACTGGGCAGATGTTGCTAATGCAACTGTAACTACTACAAGTTTGACAGCGGTACTTGTAACAACCAGGGCCGGCACAGCATTTACATTAGTTAATGGCAGGAATTATCGTGTAACAATAAAAACTGGTACAAGTAAAAGTGCTGTAGTAATATATAATGCCAAAATAGTCATATTA